TCAGACGTAAACGATAGATTAATGGACTTAAATAAGAAAAAGAAAGACATTGACAAAAAAGACGAAGTTAAAAAGATTGCAAACACAACAAATAATCTTTTCGTTGGTTCCACGACTGAGCTACAAAAGCTTCTTAAGAATGAATCGGAAATAGTAAATGTCACTCCAAAACAAGAATGAAAATTATCTAGGTAATCCTAATATTAAAAAAGACGGCGTTGTTTCTAATTTTGATGAGGAACAAGTACTCGAGTATGCTAGGTGTATGAAAGATCCTGTGTACTTTGTAGAAAAATATGCCAAAATCATTTCATTAGATAAGGGTCTAGTGCCTTTTAGACTATATCCTTATCAGAAAAAAATGTTTAAACACTTTAAGGAGAATAGATTTAATGTCGTATTGGCGTGTAGGCAATCAGGCAAGTCAATATCAGCGTGCGGATACTTACTATGGTTTGCACTCTTTCAATCAGAAAAATCAATTGCAGTTCTTGCGAACAAAGGAGCCACTGCAAGAGAGATGTTGGCGAGGATTACGATCATGCTTGAGAATATTCCTTTCTTTCTCCAACCGGGCGTTAAGGCTCTCAACAAGTCTAACATTGACTTTAGCAATAATAGTAGGATTATCGCTGCTGCTACGACTGGTTCTTCTATTCGTGGACTATCTATCAACCTACTTTACTTAGACGAGTTTGCATTTGTTGAAAGAGCGGCAGAGTTTTATACTTCAACTTATCCTGTTATATCATCAGGCGGTGATACAAAGATTATAGTAACGTCTACTGCAAACGGTATAGGTAACACATTTCATAAAATATGGGAAGGCTCGATACAAGGAGTTAATGAATACAATAATTTCAGAGTCGATTGGCATGACGTGCCAGGAAGAGATGAAAAATGGAAAGAAGAAACTATAAACAATACTTCACAGGTACAGTTTGATCAAGAGTTTGGTAACACATTTTTTGGTACTGGCAACACTTTAGTAAACGCACAAACGCTTTTAGATTTAAGAGCACAACGACCAATAAAATATATGGAAGGTGGTGACTGCCTGATTTATAAAGAGCCTGTTAAGAACCACGAATATATTTTAGTTGCTGATGTTTCAAAGGGAAGAGGACAGGACTATTCTTCTTTTAGTTTGATCGATATTAACGTTCGTCCATTTGAGCAGGTAGTTGTGTATCGCAATAATACTATCTCTCCATTACTCTTCCCTAATATTATATATAAGTACGCGAATGTCTACAACAAAGCTTATTGCATAGTTGAATCAAATGACCAAGGATCAGTAGTGTGTAATGGTTTATATTATGAACTAGAATATGAAAACGTGCATGTTGAATCAGCAGTTAAGGCAAATGCTGTTGGTATCGATATTAATAGAAAATCTAAGAGGCTTGGCTGCAGCGCATTAAAAGACTTATTAGAAAATAATAAACTTAAGATAGTAGATGAACAAACGATCTTAGAGATATCTACTTTTGAAGCAAGAGGTCAAACATATCAAGCGTCCATAGGTAACCATGATGATTTAGTTATGAACTTAGTTCTATTTGGTTACTTTGTTTCATCTACATACTTTTCAAACCTAACAGATATTAATATTAAGGATATGATATTCAAACAAAAATTAAAAGAGATAGAAGAAGATATTGTTCCCTTTGGATTTATTGATGATGGCAGTGAGCAAATCAAAAGAATAGAACCAAGTGACGACCACCCATGGGCGATAGAGTATGATAGAGACTTGTAATATTATAAATAATGGTAACAAGTGAATATTCGTATAATGTTAATCGCATAATAAAAAGGAAAATAAGATGGCACTCTCTACACCCTCCGAATCACCTGCGGTTGTTGTCAAAGAAATAGACCTGACTGGTGGCGTGCCTAATGTCCAGTCAACTACAGGCGCAACCACAATAAATGCGAGGTGGGGAACTGTTGAGGAAAGAGTTAAAGTTAGTTCAGAAGCTGACTTAGTAGAACAATTCGGCTCACCAGATTCTGCCTCCACGTTTTCGTTTCATAAAGCAAATATGTTTCTGAAGTATTCTAATTCACTTCAGTTAGTTAGAATAATTGATGCTGTTGCAAAAAACGCAGTATCAACTACAGGTCAAACAGCGGCTACTACAGCAGCAGGTTTACCTACAGAAGTTGTTAAAAATGAAGCGAATTTTAACTCACAACTATCTGCATTAGATTCAGATAGTCACACTTTTATAGCTAAATATCCAGGAGCCTTAGGAAACGGCTTACAAGTTTCACTTTGTCCGCACTCTGCTAATGATTCAGCATTTACTCAGTGGACATTTAAAGGTGAATTTGATGCTGCACCAGGGACATCAGACTTTGCTACAAAGAATAATGCTAGCAATGATGAAGTTCATGCAGTGGTCGTTGACAAGACTGGCGGATTTACAGGCACACAAGGCACAGTGCTTGAAAGATACGCATTCTTATCTCTAGGTTCAAACGCAAAAGATGCATCAGGTTCAAATATATTCGTAAAAGATGTTATTAATGAAACATCAAAATATGTTTGGTTAGTTGGTTTTGATTCAGACTTGTCAAGCACACTCGGTAGTAAAGCTGCGGCAGGTACATCAATCGATAGTGGAGATAACTTCACTAAAGTAACTGGTACAACAAACACCGATATTGATTATTTTTTCAGTCAAGGTGTTAATGTTTCATCACTTTCAACAGCTAATACATTAGCTGGATTTGATCTTTTTGAAGACAAAGATCAAGTTGAAATTGATTTCTTAATTGCACCAGACTTTTCATCTAGAACAGATCACACTACTGTGACAAATGATCTTGTTGCTACAGCTCAATCATTGAGAAAAGACTGTGTTGTTGTAACTTCACCTGCTAGATCTGATGTTAGAAATATAACAGATGCATCAACTATTGTTACAAACATAGTTGCTACTGCTGATACATTTACTAAATCTTCATACTTAGTAATGGATGGAAACTACCTTAAGGTATACGATAAATTTAATGATCAATTTATCGAAATATCTGCAGCCTCATCTACTGCTGGAATTATGGCAGCCACGGATCTCAATAGAGCACCATGGTTCTCACCTGCAGGATCAAGAAGAGGTCAGTATCTTGGAATTACTTCAATTGCTTTTTCACCAACAAAGCCACAGAGAGATACTCTCTATAAAGCCGGTGTAAATCCAATTGCAAATATCCCAGGTGCTGGTGTAATATTATTCGGTGATAAAACAAAACTTGCAAGACCTTCTGCATTTGATAGAATCAATGTAAGAAGATTGTTCTTAGTACTAGAAAGAGCAATTTCTAGAGCTGCAGAACAAGTACTCTTTGAATTCAACGATGAATTTACAAGAGCTGAGTTTGTCAATATTGTCGAACCAGTATTACGAGAGGTGAAAGGTAGACGTGGTATTACAGATTTCAGAGTAGTTGCAGATGAGACTAACAACACACCTGCAGTTATAGATAGAAATGAATTTATCGCAAGTATCTTCATCAAGCCGGCTAGGTCCATTAACTTCGTCACACTTAACTTTGTGGCAGTAAGAACTGGCGTCGACTTTGAAGAAGTCGTTGGTACAGTTTAGGAGGTAGAAAATGGCAGTATTAGGCGTAGATGATTTTAAATCAAAGCTAAGAGGCGGCGGGGCTAGACCTAACCTCTTCAAGGCTACCATTAACTATCCAGGGTATGCAAACGGTGATCCAGAACTAACTTCATTCTTATGTGAAGCAGCTCAGATGCCCGGTTCAACACTCGGTCAGATTATTGTACCATTTCGTGGTAGACAATTAAAAATGGCCGGTGACAGAACATTTGATGTCTGGACAGTTACAATAATAAACGATACTGATTTTGCTATCAGAAATCCAATGGAAAGATGGATGAACGGTATGAATGCACACAGTGCAAATACTGGTCTCACAACTCCAGTGGCTTATGAAGCAGATCTTCTTGTTGAGCAACTTGATAGATCAGGTGATACACTTAAGAAGTACACCTT